GTTTTGCCGCAGGGCGGTGTCCAGTCGCCGGTGATAGCCGCTTTCATACACAACCTGCATCCCGTTGTAGCCCAGTTGCCGGACAGCCTCACGGGTGACGGACTGATAGTCTCCCAGGCCAGAACTGACCGCCAGAATGGCTTTGTCCATCAGTTGGCGATATTGGTCAGAGGATGCCGTGGTATTGGAAAGGTTTTGCATGGTGTGGGCGGTCTGCAAACTCACCGAGCGAGCGTATTGGGTCAGTCGCCCTTTTGCCTCCTGGGACAGTGGGGTGTTATCCAGTGCCCGGGCGAAGCGTTTATCGGTGTAAACCTCTTCCAGGGCGTTCTGGTAGATCTGATACAGTTCTTTTGTTCCCAGCTGCAACGCATGGGCCAGTTTGGCCGTGATCTCTGCCATATTGGCGTTCATCTCTGCCATGATCACCAGGCGGTTGACACTGCTCTGGTTCAGTTCTCCGATTGTACGGATCTGATGGGCTACCGTTTCGATGTAAAAGGTGTTGACCTCATCAAACTTCTCCATCAGCCGGTTGATCTGCTCCTCTATGGTGGGTGGCTTAGGCGTACTTCCCACGGCTCACTCCTCCTTACGGGGCCGGGATCCCTTGATCCAGGTCGGGCAGAAGCCCCTCCAGACTCTCCATCCGCTCCTGCTGCTGGGCGGCAATGGCGGCCTTGGCCTGGGCGGCGGTCTCTTTAAAGTACCACTCTCGGAACTCCTGCTTGGAGATGATCTGAGCATTGTAGAGCAGCAGCATTTCGTTCATCTGCTGCTGGGAGTCGGTGACAATGGAATCGTCCCAGTCAAAGGAGACTTCATATTCTCCTTCCGGTGCCAGGTGATACATGGTGGCGTACTTGTCCATGACTCGGATCACGTTTTTCAGACACCCCTCCAGGGCTCGCTGATTGTCCGCCACAGTGGCGTAGGAACGTTGCTTCACAATCCGAAGCTCTGTGGCGGTACGGGCATCCACGTTGGCATCTGACAGGGTTCCCCGGGACAGGCCGCATAGATCCTCCACTCGAATCAAAAGCTGATTCAGCCCGTTGAGGAGACTGGCATCACGAATCGGTGGGGCAAAAACCTTGTATGTCGAGTCCTCGCCCAGATCGACACCTCGGAACAGCCGCTCATTGAGCTTAGGCATTTCGGTGGTGGTACGGCCATCCACATTTGTGGTCTTTGGCCGCAGCACTGTGGGGTCTACATCAATGGCCAGTTCGGAGCCCTCAAACTCCCAGAGCAGCCGGGAGTATTGCAGATCTGCCTCCCGGATCACGCCCACCGCTTTGGCATACACGGAGGCCCCCAGCGGGGAGTCCACGTCGATGTTGTTGGCAGAGGCCACTTTGTACCACCCGAACAGGGGGCCGGCTGTGTCCTTCACCACCACCTCCGGCTGGAGGCTTGCCCATCGCGGCACATCGGACAGGGCGATTTCCGTGCCCAGGGAATGGACGTTATTAGACCGGAAGGCCCGCTGGGTGACCCTTACATCTCGGCCTACGACGGTATGTCTCTCCAGCCGGGTGTAAACTGTCTTGCCCTCGGTGAAAGAGTCGGGGATCACCACATCCGCCAGATTACCGTCGTCGTCAAAGGCCAGGGGGTATAAGGCCCAGTCCATTGTCCAATCAAAATAGATGTGGCCGTCTGCGGTGTTTGGGTAGGGCTTTACCACCATGCCGCCTGCGGCGCATCCCTGCTCCAGCTTTACCCGCAGCACCTCCAACAGCTTCTCAAACTCCGCCGCCAGAAACTCCGCTCGGGGATTCATCACCACGTCCCCCGTCTGGGTGTGGCCTGCGCCGTCCTTCCCTTTGCCGGTGATGGAACATTTCATCTCCAGCACGATTTGACGGGCGATCTCTGAGCTGACAAAAGCGGGCAGGTTCATGGACTTCACACCGGGAGCCTGGAGCCATTCCGCTTTATTTAAGTACAGCTGATACCAAGTATCCAAAGCCGTGGTCATTTCCGTGGAAATCGGAGTTTCAATCCGCTCCACCTGTTCAATGTTTTTGTAGGGTATCAACCTCCGGATCACCTCCTCAATGAATCTGCGAACTCTTAGAAAAGCGTTCATCCGCTGTTATCACCTCTTTTCAGGCATGAAAAAAGCACGGCGTTCGCCGTGCCCGAAAAATATTGTATTATTGTCCCTTGCGCTTGTACACCCGCTCCATAGCATACCGAACCATGTCGATACTGTGGTTGTTGGCATCCGGGAAGGAACTGATCACCTCATCATTTTGGGTGCGCTCATACTCATAGTGGGTAAATTCCCGGGCGGTGTTGGGACACCGTACCGGGTCAATGACGATGGCTCGCAGGGATTGGAGCCACTTCATGCCATACCGCACGCTGTCGGGGCCTTTTATCGCCCCTCGACACATTGCTCCATATTCCCGGTAGTCTGCAACTGACTTAGGCTCCGCGGAATCCGCCGTAATCAGGTCAGAGCCGGTAACCCCTTTTTTAACCACCAGGCTGTTCCAAGTCTCTGCGTTGCTCATCTTGTTGGCCCGGAACTCGTCATAGATATAGAGCGTGCGCCGGGTGCTGTCATAGTGCATCTTGCCCCAGTGGAAAGGATCAGGATACCATCCCCAGTCAATGCCCATGTAGATGTTGTCGAAGTGGTAAATCTCCTCATCCGTGATTTGACGAATCTCCAGATTGTCAAACACCTCTCCGCCGGTGCCCACGGCATTGCCCAGATACTCATGCTCAAAGGCTCTGGGGTTTGTCTGCTTTAGCTCCTCTGCGTCGTCAAAAAACTGTTCCCCCAGCCAATCCTGCGGCACATCGGTGTAACAGGACTTGTGCCGCAAGGCTCCCCGTCGTGGGGTCATCACATACTGATTGGCCCAGTTGGATTTGGAAATAGGTGGGTTGAAGGATTTAAACACCACGAACTTGGGGCCGCCACGCATGACGGACTGCTGCACCGAGCGGATCTCTTCCTCTCCGGCGAACTCGTCCAATTCTTCAAACCAGAGGTATTTCAGATACCCCTGAGACACCTTGATGGATTTCATCTTCTTGGCCTTATCCAGGCCACGAAAGAGGATCACCTGTCCGGTTTTCCGGTATGTGATCTTGTAGGGACTGGTGGTGCATTTCCATTCATCCATGACCCCCAGGGCGTTTAGGCTCCATAGGATCTGCTCAAAGACTGAGGTCCCGATGGTGTTGCCCACCTTACGGAAGATCACCGCATTGGCATTTGGATCACTCATGAGCCCCAGCAGGATCATGGTGCCGATAAAAGAGGACTTAGTGGAGCCACGGCCGCCGTACAGGTCGTAGTAGGTATGCTTGCCCTCCATCACATCCCAGTACACCGGGTAAAACGACGGGGCGATCAGGGACGACAGCCGTACTCCGTCAGTGGGTGCTCTCGGCATCCGCTCCGCCTCCTGTCTCCTGCTGGGTCGTCGTCAGCCCGTCTGCGCTCTCCGCCGTTGCCCTGGGGATGTCACAGACGATGTTAATGGTGGGAGCCTGTTCGCCGTCCTCCACATCCTTCCAGCCCTTGAAATTATACTGGAGGGAAAACTTTGCGCCGTTGGCCCCATCCCGGTCAAAGAGCCGCTGTTCGGTGTATTCCTCGATCCTCAACATGGCCTCGTCGATGGTGTCCTTGAACTCCGCCTTGCCGTGATACTTCCAAAGGGAGGTACGGGACTTAAAGCCCAGGGCCCGCGCCAGTCCGGCGGTGGTGGGCGGCTTCCGGCCCACGAAGATGGGCTGGGACTGCTTGTCCAGCATCGGGTTCCCATTCGCATCCAGCAGCAGTTCCCCTTCGCACGCTTCAAAGTAGCGTTCAATCAGATCCACGATCTGATCCTTGCTCGTGTATTTCGGCGGGATCCCGCCTCTTCGTCCCATTCGCTTCACCTCTCTTCTGGGGAATTTGGGTATAAAAATACCGGCGGCAGTGCAAATGCTGTCGTCGGCTTCGTGTTATTCTTTCAAGGGCATAAAAACAGGACGCATTTCTGCGCCCTGAGGCAAGTGCCCGGATTTCCACCGGGGCGACGGCTATCACCGTATGCTCATCCTACATTACTGCTTGCCTCCTCTAGTGTACCACAGTCTCTGTACATTATCAACCATTTTACGCTCTTTCGTTGACAGTCCCGTGGCTCCTTTGGGGCCGTCATTCTCGTTATGTTCATAACCATGATGGACATGGGGGATCATGCCTTTGTGCTTATGCCCCAGGTCTATTGTTTTTGACCGCTTGTTTTGAGTGTCATAGTACGAAATGTATTTAGGCTCGTTATTTGCCCCCAGTGTAACATATACACGGCCCGTTGTCATAGTTTCAAGTGGGGCGGTTGAACTTCCCTCTTTGCGTTTAACAAACTTGATATTTCCAACAGCCCATACGGACTTATACTCCGTTCCGTAGGGCTTGCCGTTATCGGACATCCCGCTTGACGCTCCTCTACCACCCATTACGTTGCACCCTTTTCGTTTTTGGGTATGATCTGCTGTACATATTAATCTACACCCCGGTTTCCCACGAAATCTTTGGGCATCCAAATGAATGCGGTCATGTTCATGGTTTCTCCGGTTTCTCGCATCACCACAATGGGGCTTTCTCCACCGTCTTGCTCTGTGCCATCATCCCAGGCGAAAACATAGGCGTTTGTGTATTCCATGCAACTGTTGATTCTCCGCTTCTTTGCTCTTGCAATTGCAAGGCACTCCTCAAAGGTCAACATACTGTGCTCCTCCTATTCTGCAATTAGCCTCGTTGTCTCTGCCACACAAATTCTTTAGACCGGTCTGAAATTCTCAGATTGTCCGTCCGTGTCAAGGTAACTCGGTTTGTCTCCGCAACTTTCATCAGATTTTTCATATCTGCATTGGTGTATCTTTGCCCAACTTGCGCATCCACATAATAGAGACGCCCGCCTCGGTTCTCCACGTTAAAAACGTGCCCAAAAGATCTGCCTCGATACTGAATGCGAATGATGGCACGGGATCCGTTTCCGTATTCCTGCATTTTGCCTTGGATATTACTGATCACTCGCGTTTCAGCGCGGGCGTTGTTCCCGCTTGCTCCGACAGGATCTGTCTTGGCGTGCTGAAATGCTCCACGCCACCGGCCGTTACTCACGCCACCGATGTTGAGATTCTGGGGCCATTTATCGCCGTCGTATGTCGCCTGGGCAATTACATCATACCCGCGCCGCCTGAGCTCATATGCAACCACACACCGCTGACAATTCTCAGAGTATTCCGAATATGCTGTGGAGTAATAGGGGTTTGCATTCTCCATTGCATCCGTTATGGACTTTGCTTTTCCTTTTGTGCCCAACGCCTCCCGCAGGGTTTTGGGCGGCTGCTCCATTATAGCATTGCTCTGATAGCGGTCGCTCTCACTTGGTGGGATCGAAAACTGTAGCCCCGATCCTGCCCCTCTACCTCCCATTATATCACTCCTCCGCTTCTGTGTCAGCGATTACTCTTTTCTTTTTTTTCATTTTCTCCACTTCTGCTGAAACGCTCTGATCGGAATAATTTCGCCCTCGCACCCGTCCGGCACATTGCCGTACATGATGACCTTGCTAGGGTGGAGCCGATCCATCATCTCCCGGTAGCCCTCCAGAAAAAGAGCCTTTGTGCGGCCGTTTGCCTGGGTGCCCACACTGGACACTGCCACGACACCACCAACCGGCTCACCGTCAAAGCACCAGGAAAAGCTATCCGGCTCTGCCCAGCTGATGGTGGGGATCACCGTGATGCCGTTCTGTTGCCAATAGGCTCCGACCCAATGTTTCCGGTAATGATTGTAAATCTGTATCGCCTTTGGGAAATCAGTGTAAGTAGAAAAGTCCGGAGTGAGAACCACCTGGAATTGCTGCATCATCCTCATGTAGACCTCTGGATTTGTCCACACTCTGGTAAACTGATAGTCGTCGATGAAAAAGTGAACCCCATGCCGCTCTGGCTCCTCACAGCTTCTGGCGTAGTTAAATCCGATCCAGTTCTCCGCCTCACACACATGAACGGGGCGAAGCTGGGGAATGTCATACTCTCCCACGCCCGGGAACATGGCCCGATTCAGATTCTCATAATTTCTCTGTTGTCGATACAAAGCCTCTGCCTCCTTTGTGGATAGGAAAAGCCGTAGACGGGCTCCAATAATGAAAATCCGTCTGCGGCTCTGTGTGGATGGCGGGAAGGTAGTTCTGGGGCGCATTGCTGCTTTGGGGGAGGAGGCAAGCCCCATCCCCTAACTACATCGATCCACGATGTCATGATACCACAGGTGGTCGGGACATTGGGGACAAGTTTCAAAAATCCAGCATTTTTTGAAACTTTGGGCCAGACCGTTGAAGACTCGCTTCAAAAAAGCCTGCCTTTTTTCAATCGTCGGTCTCCCCATCCTGGGTGGCCTCCAGGTAGCGGTACACCCGCTTCTTCACCGCATCGGTGGAATTACCCCCGCCGATATGGGCGGCCACCTGGCCCCAGGACTGGCCCTCCACAAATCGCAGTGTCATGATCTTCCGGGTCAAACTGTCTGGCACGGCGGCGATGTATCGTTCCAGCCTCTGCCGCTCGTGAATACACTGGATCTGCTTGGCGGCAATGATGGCTTGCAGGTCAGTGAGCTCCAGCATGATGCGCTCCACGGGCTTTCCCGGCTCACCCACGCCGTGGGGCATTCCGTCCATGTTGGCCGTTGCCGGGGCCTTGGCGGTCTGCTCCAGGGCTTCCAGCCGCTGCTGGTCGTAGGCAATCTCCTGGTTCAGCCAGTACAGCTGAGATAGTTCTTTGATGGTCATTGGTTGTGTTGTGCCTCCTTTGCCTTTTCGATGCGGGCTTTCAGTGCCGCCAGCAGTTGCT